TAATAGTGACTCGTATATGTCACGTGATTTCTCTACCACAATCTCGTGGAATAGTTCTTCAGCGCCTGCCTTGTCTTCATTGACAAGTTTTTCAAGCATCTGTTCAAATTTATTTTGATTCGCCATTTTTTTAATCTCCTGTAAAGTAAGTACCTATGGTAAGGCTGTCATGTGTATTTACTATTTATAATATATATGAGGCTATAATAGGCCCAAAACGACTCGTTTATAATAAAGAGTACATTTTCTTGAACATATCCGTTGTAATGTGTGTTAAGTTACTAATTTTATTTAGCTCACTTGGAATAAAATTATCTGGTGCTATTACTCTTACGTATTTAATTTTAGTGTTATGTTGTTCAATAACAGTCTTAGTTTGACGTAGCCAGTTGCCGTAATATGTTGCGGTGTCGTTACTTTTTTTATAATTTTCAGTATCAGAGTATATATTATTAAAGTTATTGCTGTCAGTACCTTTAAAATCAAATCCTAATATGTATATTATTTGATATTCTTGTTGACTTGCTAGCCATAACGCTGTAGGACCACTACTCCATCCTTTACTAGGCTGAAAAAAGTTAAATCCTTCCATAGATGAATATAGCTTGTTTGGATTAGTCCATACTGCATTAGATTTTTGGTATTCTGTCTTATTAATTTCAACAATCATCTTTGTATCAACTGCAATTAAGTAATCTGGAGCAAAACTTCTATACAATGCATTGCACCCGTATACTTTGCCAAGCTGTTGAAGTTCGTTAGGTGATATATTACTTCTACTAGTGCCGTTACCTAATACAAATGCAATAGGAACCGTCGATTGCTGATGTTCAATAACTGTTATACTAGGGGGTTGTGTAGGTGTGCTGTTTTTTATTATTTTTTCAGCTTTGGCGGCAGCTTTAAGTGCTTTATATTGATCTTTAGTGTAAAGACTCTTATCGATCTTTGCCATTAATTTTACATCTCAGGAACTTGTGCAGCGATTCCATACATTTGTCTTATGAATTCCAGTTCTCCGGCCTTCTCAGTAGTATGTAGTTCACTTGCTTTCCTTGCACGATTAATTTGACTTAATGTAAGGCGTGTTTTACGAGTATCGTTCATTTTAACAACACTGTCATCGTAACGAGGATCATATCGATCATCTTCAGTAGACTCAATTGTTTCTTTATCAAAGTAAAATAGTTCACGTAGTATCATATTGTATTTATATCGTTTGTGCTGTAGTTGCGCTTGCGCTTGCGCCTTGGCCGCCCGGTACTTCTCCTGTTGAAGTTTCTGGTGGAGCTGCTTCTCCGCCTATTTCTGGTTCACCTTCATCTGGTGCGATGTCTTCTGCTCCGTCGATGTCTGAACTAATGCCTGCACTACTAATACCAGCGCCACGCATTTCTGCACTTGCATCTTCGCCGCCTGTATTTAATGTCTCGTCATTTTCTTCTTTCCATAGACGTTCATTGTCTGCAACTTCTTCTTCACTCATTCCTAAGAAACGCATCATTGCAAATCTATTTGAAATATATGGAATTGCACTCATTTGCGTAAATGTTGGTACACGAGCATTATCTAACTCTGACTGTCTGTATGCTGCAAAGTTTTGCGGTGTTTCAAAAGATAGATCAAACATTGCTGTATCAATGTTAACGCCCTTTTCAAGTAAGTAGCGTTTAAACTCTTGATTAAATTCTTCTACAATTAAACCTTGTAGTCTTTCACAGTATGTATTAAATCTTAATTCCTGTATGTATGCAGTACCAACTCGTCCGTCATTGTAGGAACTTGCCCCATCATCAGCCCCCGTAGGTAGATAGCTGGAAGGAATTCGTAAGCCGCGTACGAGCTTATTAGTAAAATATCTAAGGTCATCAATTTCTCCTAGGTTAGTACCGCCTGGTAGTGTTTCAACTTTTGAACCACGTCCTTCAGCAGTTTGTGGGAAGAAGTAATCTTCGTTAATTGAAAGCGGATTGTAACTACTATCAATAACATTAGTTCCGCCGCCTGTAGCACTTGGAATACGTCTTTGGTGTATTTCTGTTTTAACACGCTCAACAAATTGCATTGCTAAGTGACTTGGCATATTACCTACGTCAACATAAAATACTCTTCTTTCCGGAGCACGTTGTACACGATAGATAATAATAGCGTCTTCAAGCAATTCTTTTTGTTTGAATACTTTAAAAATAGTTTCTAGTAAGCTGTTACCGAATGGATAGTTATTGTCTAATCCTTCTGATAGACTTAAATGTAATACATGCGTTGCATCAATTGCAACTTCGCCGTCTGCTGTGGCAAATCGTGAACCGCTTTGTGTTGGAGCATTTCCTGTCATGCCGCGGACGCCACCAGTAGTATATCCACCACCACCGCCGCCTGTAATATTACCATTAGTAATATGCGGAGTTGTTGCAACCATCTCAGTAAAGTTAAAGTTTACATCTTTAATGATATATTGTTCAGGTACTTTGCCTTCGCTTTCGTTAACAATGATACGTGATAGTTTTGCAGGATCAACATGAAACAGTTTTTTAGTTTCAGGATCTCTAAGGAATATTGCGTCACCGTATTTGAATACATTACGGAATGTTCTAAACATACGTGTTTCAAAGTTGTTTAGTTTACACCACTGCTTTAAATATTGTCCTAAAATATTAACTTCATTATTTGTTGCACTTTTATTAAATGAAAATTTAAAGTTAGTAGCGTTTTGTTTATTCTTTTGTGTACAAAACTCAGCAAGGATATCAAGTGCAGCATTTACTTCACTGTCCATATCCATAGTATTATATTGGCCGTAGCGTTCAACTCTGTTTGGACTGCCTACATATACATCTGGTAAGTAAGAACTGTAATTAGTTCTTGCAGGTCCAGGTCTGCCAGCAGAACTAGATCCACTTATAGGACCGTAGCTTCCGTTTGGGTTGTCGCCTGTTTGTACAGGTGTAAAATGTTTTTTCCAGCTCATGCTCTACCTAGTCCCGTCATTAAATTACCAGCGCCGCGTGACAGCTTTAAATGCTTCTCGCCAATTCGTCCTTGTGCTGTATTTACCCCAAGTAAGCGTGATAAAAGCTCGTTCGTGGTTTGTGCTTGCTGCACCAGTGCTGCAATATCGTTATCTTTCATACCCATATTTGCCAATACACTTTGTTCAGCCGCGCTTGGTGGTAAATTCATACTTTCTATTGCTTGCGGCAACCTATTCATCATTTGTTTCATGTTTGGTATTACTGCGCCGTCAAACCCGGCAATCATAGTTTCCGGTCCTTGCTCCCCAACTTTGAGGAAATCGCCTGCACTTACATTTCCACCTAGTGCATTTGGTGACCCTCCCCCGTTAAAGGGGTTTATTTTATCAATCCAGGCTTTCAAACCGCCAAGTCCTCCTGTACTCGTTGCTCCATCAGGAATAAAACCAGGTTTTACACCGCTGTTAAATAAACTCTGTTCTATTTCTGCAATCCTTACGCTTATTATTTCACCTTTAGGATTAAGCAATCCAGCTTTAATTAAGGCTTCTGTAGCTGTACTCTTTGCTGCAATTGTCGATAATGGATCTGCTAAAATTGCAAAGTTCTTGCTGTTCTCTCCTGTTGTTACTTCAGCTGCCATTTGGTTCTCATTTCCGCCTATTAACTTTATAAAAGTTTCTCCTGCAGTTGTCATGCCGTTAATAACTTCTGTAGTAATCTTAATAGAATCTTGAAATAACCCCTGTGCTATGCCCGGACTTGAAATAGTGCCGCCAAGAGCCTGATTAAAATTAGATGCTGCATCTGCAATCTTTCGTTGTGCCAAATTAACCATTTCTGATGTTTGCTGTCCTGGCAATGTTCCTGAAAGTTGGCTATCTTGTACTTCTACAGCGTTTTTTAATATATCGTTGTATGCTGTAATGTATTCTGCTGTAGTAGCTACGCCAGTACCAAGTTTGGCATTATGTTCAGCTAGGGCATCTATTAACGGTGACATCTCCTGTAGCCGTTCTGCTTGGCCTTCTGCAATACTGCTTACTTGCGCTAATGTAGCAATAGTTAAGCCTTGATTGCTGTCTGCATATGCTGCTGTAGCTGCTGCTGCTTTAGCAGCAAGTTCTTCAGCTTTTCCGATATCTCCCCGCTTAGTAGCAGCAGCAGATTGTTGTAGTAGTTTATATGCTTCTGCGTTAGTTGCTGCAAAATTCTTTGTAGCTTCTGTCATCGGTACACCAGTTTGTGTAAGATCCGCTAATAAATCTCCTACTACTTTAGGAGCACTTTGTAAAGCAGCTTGCG